GGCTAACATCTGCTCATGCGTGCCATTCCATCGGTTCGTATCCACATAATAGGACGCAACCCCAACAGCCCCGCCATTTCCACGCTCTCCAGTCTGATGGATAAGCCAATTATTGACGCCGTTAGGCAGAAGTGGGGGCGGGTCTTTTTCGGGCGTGAATAGCGGTGATGGTCTGCGCCATAGATAATGAGCCAACCACCAGTCCTCGCTTGGAATTTGGCTTGTGTCTACGAATTGATTTATCCAACTGGCTCGACTGTAAATAATGGGGTATCTCCCAGTTTCTTTGGCAAGAAAATCCAGGCAGTCATAAAGCGTCTGTGTTATTTTCGCCTTGCTCAGTCCGTGGTCAAGCTCCGCGTCAAGCACCAGCCGATCATGCTCACCTGGGTTGACGATATTCAGAAAGTGCTCCATCTGGCGCTGTGCGCTTTCACCTGGATAAACTACGTGATAAGCAAGTTTGGGCTTTGTGATATGTTCCCAAGAATAGCTGAACCACGGATCCGCGTACCCCCACGAAATGCCAGCTCGCACCGCAACGAAGTCGCATGTCGCATTCACCCTATCGAAGTCCGGCTTTTGTTTGCCGTCCGAGCTGAACTGATATTTGCTAATGTCTATACCAAATGGAAGTGTCATAGCCAATAGCCCCAAATATGGATAGTCACATCCATCGTTCCGACACCGCTTGCGACAATCTGATAATAGATATCGCCGTTAGCGTCGCATGGAACAATGGCGCTAACTGGTACTAAACCGTCGTTTTTGCCGTTATCACAACTGAATACCTTGCCGACATTTGGTGTGTCGGTTGGGCTTAAGTACATATAGCAATATGTTGTGGCGCTGCCAGAGTCTCGCATATTGACAAACGCGTCTACCGCCTTCACACCCGCTGGCACGCCGAATACTGTGCTTAGGTCAATCTTCGTTTTTGGGGTGGTTGAGTGCGAATCTCCATCCCAATCTGTCGAGGTCAGTGGCGTGGTAAGGAATACGGGGCTCTTAGGTCGCTCCCACCTCTGCAAGCGTTCAACTTCCCGCTTTAGTCGTTTCAACTTCTGCATCATCTTTTCGTCAAAATCGCTCAAAGTTCACCCCGTAGCCTGACATCAATCTGCTCGCCTTTGTCTTGGTCTACCTTCACGCTGACTGAACTCACGTGGCAATCCACATTATAGCCAAACGCCTCCGCAGTCAGGATGTCACCAAATTGATAGTGTACGCCGTACATCATCCCGTAGGTATCGTGCAGCCTGCCGGTCAAAACTTGTTTCGGCTTGAACTCATTCAATGCCGCGTCACCATCGGCTTCTAACAGTGCGGTAGTATCGTCGTCCCGACTGTCCTTAAAGTACTCCCTGCGATTCCACTTACTTGCGCCTATCCTTTGCAGGTTTTCTCTTACAACCAACTCGCGCGCAGCTTCCTCCCCTTGTCCTGCTACCAGCACCCAGTTTCGTTCGTCTGAGTGATAAGTGCCAAATCTTGCCTCGCTGAAGTTGCCATACTTTTTACCGACCAGTCGCGGGTCACCTGAAGTACGGCTGTGATCCGTGCCTCTCTGCCCGGCGTAAGTTCTGAACTGGAATGTAGCCGGTGCAGTCCGTACCACGTCAAAAGCCAAATATACCCCCCCCTCTTTTGCAAGGTCGGCTAACTCCTGAACCACGTCCAGAACATTCCTATAAGCGAACGCTTTTGTAATAGACGCTCCACCAGCTCCAACTTTACCTTGCACGGTTACTTTTTGCCGTTCAGCAGCAGCTGTCGCGCCTAATTGCTTATTCACAATGTCTTTCATCAGGTCATCAGGAATGCCAGTCATTTCAGCATCAGCACTCCCAGCGGTCGCATAGACAATCGCCGTGTCAAGCAGCCAGTTCGCGTCGGTAGCATAAAGCTGAATGTATTCCTCGCCTTTTTCATTAGCGAAAAATTGCCAATCCTGCAAGAAATAAGCGGTCTCATTCTGTAATTCCAGTGAGCCGTTCTTATCTCGCCAGATTTCAAATATCTGCCCGACTTTGAAGTCCTCGTAATTGTAGAGCCCACGCGGGATTGTCAGCACCATCCGCCCGACTGCATTCTCAGTCCGCACATATTCAAGCGAAATGAATGCCTGAATGACACCTATTTTCGTGCCCGTAATCATCGTACCAGTCTATTTGGTATCTCACAGCAACGCTCCGTCTATGCCCCAAAATTTAGGCGTCCAGGTAATCCACGCGCCGGAGTTCGCGTCCGTGTCATCCATGAAGAGTGAGATGTTATTCGCACCAGGCTTCAGGTAGAAGTTGCCATAATCAGAACCGGCATTGACATAGCGCAATAAGTTGCCGCGTCCATCCCATCCACCCCTGAATTTTAGGTTCACTGGGTCGAAGTTCAACCCGATCCACTCCCCTGCCTGAAGCGTCAGATCATTGAAGCTCACATTTGCCCCAGTGCTGTAATTGACGATAGACTTTAGCGTGCCCGGCCCGTGTACAGAGATAAACGGGTAGGTATTTGCTGATGCGCTTGCCACGTTCAGGTTGAGCACAGCCACGCCTGTCTTTGCGTTTTCGCTTGAGGCGACGGTTGAGAAATTGCCCCCTATGTAAAGTGAGCCGTCGGAGGCCTTGAAAATTGCAAGAACATTTTCTATTCCGGGCAGATCTACATCAAGTGGTTGATATGCGCCTTGCACGCTCTTTACGATCCGGTCTGTAAGAGTCAAACTGCCTGCTTGAATGAATGCGCCGCCTAAATAAATATCACCACTGTCGTCGCAAAAGACTTTTCGAACAAAAGCATTCACCCCGCCCGCTTGTAAAGCCCCCCAATTATTGCCGCGCCAAGCCGCTACATAATCCGCGTTTGCGTCACCGCCGGCATTTGTGAAATTGCCACCGATGATAATTGTTCCATTAGGATTAATATCGATCGAATGGACTGCGCTGCCGACACTCAATTCAGTTGCGCCTAAATCATAAAATGATTTGAACGCGCTCCCATCCCAGTAGCAGATATAATCGCCATTTGTGCCATCTGCATTTGAGAATTGACCACCTATTAGCAAGTCTCCGTTTGAGCGGAATTTCAAAGCGAAAACAAAATCACTTAATCCGGTCGCAAGCGGCTTCCATGCCTCATAATAGTCGTCAAAATAGGCGATATACTTGCAACTTGCGTTTCCGCTGGCAGTTGTGAATGCGCCACCAATATATATAGTTCCAGAAGATGATATATCTATTGCAGTAACATCATTGTCAATTCCGCTCCCAACCGCGCTCCAAGTATTAGCTGAAACGGTATATTTAGCAAAGTAATCCGCATTGGCGATTCCGGCAAGGTTAGTGAAACCTCCCCCAACATATAAATCCCCGTTAGCGTCAAAAGTCATAAAGCGTATAGAGGTTATCGTTGCCCCCGTGTTAGGGTCACCAACCGCCTCCCATTCCTGATTTGCCTTGCTCCACCTTGCGACGCCCTTCGTATTCGCTACTGCGCTTGCCCCATTGCTCACGCCGGTAAACCACCCGCAAATATAAATGTCTCCATTCGGAGCCTCTTTGATGTCGTAGACAACTCCATCCACCCCCGCCAGCGGATTGACGTAAGCAGCTCCGTTCCATTTGCACCAGTTGCCATCCGGATCGCGCTTGACGATGTACTCCGCAGGAAACTCGGCAAACAACTCCATCTCAGTGCCTTCTTCATACGCTCCGTCCAGCAATCCGCTCGGAACGCTGAAATTCAGCACCGCGCGCTGATAGGTTGGTAAATCAGGCGTGTCACTAAGCGTGTTAGGCAGTGGCACGCAGCGGATATCAACCGGATTAGTGGCTTCATCGCCGTTATCGGCAAAGCCCTGATACCTGATTATCCGCTCGCCATGCGGTCTAACATCCGAGCCCCAATTGATGCCAAATTGCTCGTCAACCTTTGCGCCGTCCAATAAGTCCGGTCTAAGCGCGTCAATTAGCGTTTTGCGATTAGCCTCGATTTCACCCAGCGTGTCACCGGTAAAATCTATCACAATGCTAAACTGTCTGGACTTGCGAATGTGATCCTGATACAGATCACCGCCGCTGGTCATTTTAGTCAATATCTGATTCCAGTCACCATGACCCAGTCCTGTTACGCTTGCAACGCTGCAGTAATCATCAAGATCAAGCAGTTCACCGCCTAACCCAGTATAAGCGGAGCGGATAGAATCGCTGTTTCTTATCGCGCCGTCCCACTTACACCCAGCAGCATAACCGTGGATGAAAGTGGTTGCCTTGCTCTCCTGCTCGAATTGCGCGCCGTCCACATAATAAACCGACGTAGAAGCAACCGCGTCTCTCGTAACCCATAATTCATAGTCGGTTTTTGTTTCCGCAGCAGTCAAGGTTACTTCCACCCGCTGCCAGTAACCGGTTGCTGTAAATGTTTTAGTCACTTTCGCGGCATGAGCAGAATCGGCAAT